TGTTGTGGGTAAGACTGATAAAGATTTCTCCTTCAACTTCAAGATAGAAAATATAAAACTTATACCTGGTACATATCAAGTCTCTATATCATCTAAGAACTTAGCAAGGTTCTACAATACAGCATACAGACTCACATATTTCATAGCATTAGAACCAGACTCTAATTACGATGGATAAAAAGATAAAAGATTTTATTGAAAGATGGAAGAAACGTTTACGTTTCCCTAAAATACTACCACCACCTGCACCAGCATGAATCATTACGGACTTGAAGTAACTTTCTGGGTAGTCTTTTCACTATCCCTAATTTATCTTTATGATAAAAGCAAACAGTGAAACATATTTTATTTGAACTTCGTGGATGCCCAAGTGATCTACTTGATAGTGAAGAACATATAAGATTATCTTTGCATGTTGCTGCCACTAAAGCAAAATCTAAACTAATCAACTTATGTGCACATAAATTTGACCCACAAGGGGTAACAGGTTTAGCAATGCTCGCTGACAGTCATATCAGTATACACACATGGCCTGAGAAAAATCTTGCTATGTGTGATATTTTTACCTGTGGTGTTGACGCTACACCTATGGAAGCAATAGAATACTTATGTAAACAATTTAAGTCTAAAGATCTGACATACTCACATCATGAAAGAGATGAATAGTGAGAATGTTTTAGTATCTGTGCCTGTGTACACACAGATGCTTGGTCTTGACAACAATAAATTAAAAACAATTATACAAAATCATAGAGAAGTATTTGACAAAGGAAACTCATCGAATGTAAAAGCATGGAACAGTGCTAAAAATACACACAAGATAAACCCACACTTTCAACCTTATATTGATATGATACTATCTCATATCAAAAATATAAAACGATACGATAAAGCATTCTGTGGTTTTGCTGGTTTTGAAAGCACATTATATCTCAGAGATTTTTGGGCAATCATGTATGAGAACTCAGACTACACTAAGAGTCATCAACATTTTCCATGCCCATATGTTGCTTCATATTATGTTGAAGCAGAACCTAATTGTGCACCGATACATTTTGATGGTGTACAGACGTTGAAAATTATGCCTAAGAGTGGTATGCTTATAGTGTGGCCAGGTACTCTCTACCACTCAGTCCCACCTACACAAGGAAAAAGGACTGTCTTAGCAATGAATCTTCTAGTGAAAAATGAGTGACTTTATATGGGTTGAAAAATACAGACCCAAAACAATTGATGATTGCATACTTCCTGACAGTATTAAAAATACTTTCAAGGAGTTCATCAATGATGGGGAGATACCTAATCTGTTGCTTGCAGGTCCACCAGGTATTGGTAAGACCACAGTGGCAAAGGCATTGTGTCAACAATTAGGATGCGACTATTATGTTATCAACGGTTCTGACGAAGGTAGGTTCTTGGATACAGTACGTAATCAAGCGAAGAACTTTGCGTCAACGGTCTCTCTCACGTCTGGTTCAAATCACAAAGTCATTATCATCGACGAAGCAGACAATACCACTTCCGACGTACAACTCCTTCTTAGAGCGAACATTGAGACCTTCTACAAAAACTGTAGATTTATATTCACTTGCAATTACAAAAATAAAATCATCGAACCACTCCATAGCAGGTGCTCTGTTGTGGACTTTAGTATCAGTAGACAGGATAAACCATCTATCGCAGCACAATTCTTCACAAGAATAAATGAAATACTTGATAATGAGAATGTGGAGAGTGATAAAAGAGTTGTAGCAGAACTGATAAACAAATATTTTCCTGACTGGAGACGTGTACTCAATGAGTGTCAGAGATATTCTGCAGGTGGTAAGATAGACACTGGTATACTAGCAGTTCTTACTGACTCAAATGTAAAAGAACTTGTAGACTTCCTCAAGAAGAAAGAGTTTCCAAATGTTAGGAAATGGATAGTTCAGAACCTAGATAACGATACTAATGCTATACTTAGAAGTGTATACGACTCAATCTATGAGTCGATGAAACCAAAATCAATACCTGAGGCAGTGTTGATTATTGCTAAGTATCAATATCAGTCTGCCTTTGTTGCTGATCAAGAGATAAATCTATTAGCAGCATTGACTGAGATCATGTGTAACTGTGAATTCAAATGAGTAAATGTTTAGTAACTGGTGGATCGGGTTTTATCGGTTCCCATATAGTCGATAGACTATGCCAAAATGAAAACAATGAAGTCGTTGTAATTGACAACGAGTCTGCTGTATCTAATGAAAAATTTTATAACAACCCACTCGCTGAGTATCATTCTTTTGACATCCGTGATATGGATGCTTGTTATCCTCTATTTGAGGGTGTGGATACCGTCTTCCACCTAGCAGCACATAGTAGAATACAAGTTGCTATGCAGAATCCACAGGAATGTCTTGAGACTAATATTCAAGGCACTATAAACATGTTGGAGTGTGCAAGAAAGTGGGGTGTGAGAAGGTTTGTCAACTCATCCACCTCATCTCTCTATGGTTTGAAGAACGAACCACCTTTGAGAGAAGACATGCCTACTGATTGTCTGAATCATTACTCTGCTAGTAAAAGATCAGCAGAGATCATGTGCCAGATGTATCATAACTTGTATGGTTTGAGAACTGTAACACTTAGATACTTTAATGTATATGGTGATCGTCAACCACTCAAGGGATTGTATGCTCCTGTGGTTGGTCTTTTCTTAGAGCAAAAGAAAGCAGGTAAACCACTCACCATAGTGGGTGATGGTCTACAACGTAGAGATTTTACACATGTTAGTGATGTTGTTGAAGCAAACATAGATGCTATGTTGTGTAACTTCTCTGGTATAGAGATCAATATAGGCACAGGTAAAAATACATCTGTAATTGATCTTGCTAACATGATAGGAGGAGAAATCAAATACATACCAGAAAGACCTGGTGAAGCAAGAGAAACACTTGCTGAAATTTACAAAGCAGCAGTTGCTTTGAACTGGTTCCCTCGTAAATCAATTGAAGAATACATTCATGAAGAACTTGAAAACACCCCTGCGTTATCCTGGCGGTAAGAGCAGAGCAATCACAAAGATCAGTGAGTTCTTTCCTGATCTAAGTAAGTACAATCAGTATAGAGAACCATTCTTAGGGGGTGGTTCTGTTGCATTGTGGGTAACTAAAACATATCCAGATCTTGACATCTGGGTAAATGATTTGTATGAACCACTGTATAATTTTTGGACACACCTACAATTAGCAGGTGATGTGATGCAAGAGAACTTGACAAAGATTAAAAAAGATAATCCAGATCCAGATAAAGCAAAAGAATTATTCATAGAGTCGAAAGACATACTATCACATGGTGGTAACCTTGATAGAGCAGTCGCTTTCTATGTTATCAACAAGTGTAGTTTTAGTGGACTAGGAGAGAACAGTTCTTTCTCAGCACAAGCAAGCGACTCTAATTTTTCTATGAATGGTATAGAGAAACTCACAGGTTACATGCAACTCATAAAACATTGGAAGATAACTAATCATTCCTTTGAGGAATTGTTGAAGGGTGATGGATCTTTCATCTATCTTGATCCACCATACGAGATAGGATCTAATCTTTATGGTAAGAAGGGTGGCATGCATAAGTACTTCCATCATACCAAGTTCTCAGAAGCATGCTGTGATAGTAAACATAAGATGCTGGTAAGTTATAACTCATCTAATCTAAATAAAAGAAGATTTGCTGAATGGCAAGCAGCAGAGTATGATCACACGTATACCATGAGGTCTACAGGTGATTATATCAAAGAGCAAAAAAAACGTAAAGAACTGGTGTTGACCAACTATGAAAACATTTCAACAATTCATTGATGACATACCTGAGTTAGAAGAGAGTAGTATGACTCGCCTAAAGTCACAGTCTGACAAAGGTGGTACTGCTGTGATGTCAGCATCAAGAGGTAATTTGTCTGGTAAAGAGAACAGAGCGAGAGCAAAGAAACTTGACAAAGATATTCGTAGTAAGTTTGGTAAGGGTGCAACTAAAGTGACTGGAAAGTATGATGAAAAAGATGAGAAAACTGGTCAGACAAAAAGAGTCAAGGAAAGAAGTCATGTGATACAGTCTGGTAAGATGGGTAAGAGAAAGTTTAAGAAGGCAGTCAAGTCATTAGGTAAAAAGTATGGTCAGGACTCTGTAATAACACAGCAGAAAGGCAACAAAGATGCTACACTAAAGAGAACCAGAAAAGGTGCAATGTCCAAGCAGAACATGAAACTTGGAAAGATGAGACCTGGTAGATCTGGTGAAAACGAAACCCAGAAGAAAGGTAAAACCTACACCTATGACACAAAGTAAACCGTACGATGACAGTAACTGGAAGCAAGAGTACCTCGGTTACAAACATGTGAACAAGAAACAGAGAGAACTTTTAGAGAATGGAGCAAAGAGTCTATCTCAGTCTTGGATACTTGGTGCAATGTATAATGAGTGGAAGTCTATGAAGGGATACAATAAGTATGATCCTAAAGAAAATAAGGGTCAGTTTCAATCTTCTTTCAAAGACTTATCAAAAAAATGGATAAAGTAGAAGATCTTTACGAAGACATGGAAAGACTCAACATGTTATATGAAGAGATGTGTTGGGCACATGATGTTAAACTTGACTTTAGAGCAGATTATGAAAACAACAGAATCATCATCAGACCAAAGGAGTGATCTAACTGTTCATCAACATTGGGATCCTTTGAGGGTGATGGCAGTGGGAAGAAGTTATCCTCCAGAATTTTATAGTAGAATAAAAAATTCTAGAGTTAGAAACGCTTTAGAGAGAGTAGCAATAGAAACAGAAGAAGACTACCAGAAACTTATTGCTAAGTTGAAGGAATTTAATGTGACAGTTCTTAGAACAGATGTATCAGAGGATCCAGAGGTCTATGTAAACAATGGTGTACTAAGTGTACCCCCACCAATGTGTCCCAGAGACTATACAGCTATGGTAGGTAACACTTTTTATATGCCTGGTGATAATTATGGAGAAAATTTTGACGTTGACATGGTGATGAGTGAGATGTTTGAACACATCTATACAAGCGACGGAGATAATATCACTTACGATATATGTAAAGAACTTGAAGACATCATAGAACCCAATAATTTAT